GACAAAGCAGACGCCAGCGACCTCGACCAGATCCTTATGGAGATCGAGCAGGAAGAGGGCCGGCGCACAGAGGAAGTCAACTGACATGGGCAAGAAGAGAAAGCACCTGTCGCCGCAGGCAGTAGAGGTAGTAATGGTCAACACGGTGGGGCAGATCGCCGGCCAGCTTGATCATATCATTCACGGTAAATCCATGCTGCCAGACGAAATGCGATTCAACGCCCTATATATAATCACGCGCACGCGTATCGAAGAGGGATACAAAGTCCTGGATGGACTCGTCGAAGACGGGCTCGGGGACCGGCTGCGAATGATTTGGCATAACTATCGGTCTTTCAGGGAAATGCTGAAGACATTCCCGTCTGATATTGAAAACAACACGAGCGAGATCGAGCGGTTCGCAAGGCTCTTCGTGCCGTTTATCACCAGGCACCTGCAAATGATCGACCACGAAACGTCTGATAAAGAGCGAGAAGAACTCGCCAACAGCGCCTAGGAGAAACCATGCCGAAGAAGACTGCCGATATTGCCCTCGGAAAACGAAAGAAAGCCAAGGGCGGCTCCTACAAGGAACACGAAGAGTATAAGGAAAAGACCCGGCCGGTCACCATCTTAGACATGACCCCCGTGAAGGGCGAAGTTATGGAAGCTGGCATGGGAGGCGCCCGCAAGGCTGCCGTCAAAATGGCCCGCAAGATGATGCAGAAGATGAAGGGGTCCAAAAAGGCAAGCCAGACTGATGCCAACAAAGCCACTGAAAGACTCAAAGCGACGCAGGGGCCTGCTGGTATTAAGTATGATGACCTTGGGCGTATGTCGAACGAACAGTTAACGAAAAGGCTCGATGAAGCGATTAACTGGAGCAAGAAAAACGAGAAGTTTCCTCTCACGGACAAAGATATTGCTGCTCAGTTTAAACAACTCACAGGGCAGAGCATTAAAGACCTAAGGAGCGGCAAGTTCGATATGAACAAACGAGTTGTTGATTCTAAAGGCCTTGAAATACCTGTCATGGGCGATAAGGCCAAGGATGGTCTGTACGAAGTTATTAACCTTCTTTATGGGGTAATGTGACATGGCGAAGCAGAAGTACGATATTTAATGAGTAAGCAAATCCTTAAGAGAGAGGTATTAAGGTGTCGGGCGGACTTTTGGTACTTCGCTACTAGATACTGCAAAATAGCAGACATTAACGGCAAGGTCGTTAAGATGAAGCCGTTCGTGGCTCAGAAGGAAATCGTCTCCGCTCTTAACGCAGAGAATGCCGTGATGATCCTGAAGGCTCGGAAACTCGGGTCGTCGACAATCGTTGCAATCTATTTCCTTTGGAAGGTGCTCTTCTGGAAGAACGTGCGCTGCGCTGTCGTTGCCCACGACGACAAGTCAGCAGAAGAGATCTTTGAGATTTATAAGTTCGCATACAGGAATCTGCCCTCAGAGTTTCAGATACCCACAATCAAGTCTCGATCCGATGAGATGAAGTTTAAGACTGGATCGCAAATCAAAGTGGGGACAGCAGACTCGGAGCGCTGGAGGTCGCAAACCTACCAGTATATCCACGCTTCAGAGTACGCATTCTGGGCTGACCAGCAGAAGAGCATGAGCGCCCTGTTCGGCACCGCTGGCAAAGATGCAAAGCTAATCATGGAGTCGACAGCAAACGGCCTCAATGATGCACATGATCTGTGGGTAAAAGATAGCGGCTGGCATAAAATATTCTTAAACTGGATGGTTGATCCCAGGCTGGCGATTGAAGAAAGCCGCTTTGGCAACCTGACGAAAGAAGAGAAAACCTACGCCAAAGACTACGACCTTACCCCAGAGCAAACCAACTGGATGGTATGGCAACTAAGAACCAAGTCAGGAAACAACTGGGATGTCTTCAATCAGGAGCACCCTGCAACACCAGAACTTGCGTTTATTGTATCGGGACAGAGGTTCTTCAAGAAGCCGTTCCCGTATACGAAAACAAAGACGGGCTATCAGCAGTGGCACGAGCCGGAAGATTACCACACCTATATTATTGGGGTGGATACGGCCTCGGGATCTCCAGGGGGCGACTACAGCGCATTTGCTGTTATCGACGTGACCCGACGAAAGGAAATCAAGGTCTGTTCTACTTTCTACGAAAAGGTCGAGCCGTCACTATTCAAGGAGATCGTTGACCAGGAAGTAGCCAAGTACCACGACCAGAAGGAGCGTAAGCGGGAATGCCTCTGCGTCGTAGAAACAACCGGAGGCTATGGCGTTCCGATAATCGAGAAACTTAGAGGCGAGCACAGGAGGCTTTACCGCCGCACCAGAGAGGACAAGGTGGGTGGGAAGTTTACTGAAATGGTTGGGTTCAACACCAACGCCCACGCCCGCCAGAGGCTTCTCTCAAGACTGTATGAGTATGTCACTCGTGCTTGGATCGAGGTCAAGTGTTCCAACTTTCTCCGAGAGGCAAATGGGCTGATCTACAATAAGAGGGGTAGGATCGAAGCCAGTGCTGGAAACCATGACGATATGGTGTTTGCACTTGGATTGTCCCTGATGGGACTGGATCAAATCCATGGCATACGGCATAATGCAAAAGCAAACTTCAAGCCCACCAGCATCCGAGAGGTGCTTCAGTGGGAGTCGGCCAATAAATCAAAATACCATGGCGATACAGATGAGGATGACATGTTGGATATTGAAGATGTGTTCTCATCTTATTGACGAAACTTGCATTTCGTCGTTAAATGCCTGCGAAAATCACGGTTTCGGGCACGTTAGACCCGCAAGGAGGGCGTAAAATGGTTCTCACCGACGAGGACTTCGACCAGCTAGACGCCGCGCTGGAAGGAAGCAATGCGGAGCCACAAGAGGCTCCTACCCAGGAACCGGCGGATGAAGCCGCTCCGGTTGAGGCGAGTGAGCCTGAGCAGCCAGAGCAAGAAGCGGAAGCCGTCACCCCGCCAGCGGAGGAACACGAAGAGTTTAAGGACGGACATTCCATTCCTTATTCTCGCTTCAAGTCTCTAGTAGACAAGAAGAACGAGTACCAAAGCCAAGCGGATTCGCACTCTTCTCGGATTGCTGAGTTGGAGAAGCAGCTTGAGCAGGCAAAGCAGTTTGCCCAGTTCACGCCGCAACAACAGCAGCAAAAGCAGGAAGAAGAGGCGGCAGGTAACGTGCCCCTATCCGGGGACCCGGACATTGACGCACTCCGTCAGGATATGTGGGATGTTAGGGTGCAGATGGAAACGCAGAAAGTCATCAAAGAGGTTTCAGCAGTAGCCCAGTCGACGGGGCTTGAGGAATCGCTTCTTTATGATGTTCTGGAAAACGATCCCGCCGCCAATCTGTCAACCTGGGCGTCTCATTACCAGAGTCGCATTGCAGAGATCGAAGAGGCGGCGATTGCTCGTCACCTCACTTCTACCGGACAGGCTCAGGTAGCCCAATCTCCGTCAGCACCGGCAGTTCCACCCGAGGTGGGTTCGGCGGCATCGGAGGCCAAAGCAAGCGGGCCTAAGAAAATCAAAAACATGGACGACGCCTTTGACGATTTAGATCGAAGGCTCGCCGCCCTGAATTAAGGATAGAGCAAAATGGCTACTGCCCCCGCTCAATTAGCCGCGATTCGCCAGTGGATGACCGACACTATCGTGTCCAAGGTCACCGACCAGCTTAATCGCGAGATCGTCGCGTTGGATATGTTCCAACGCCTTAACGTCAACTGGACCGATGGCCAGGCTATCGTTCCCATTATTGCAGGTCGTAATGATTCGGCCGCCTATAAAGCTGAAGCAACGAATGCTGTTCCCGGCAACCTCCCGGTGGCTAAGAGTATCGATCGTCAGCGCCTTACCGTTGATGCTAAGTTTCTTTATGCCCGCATGAGCCTGACCGGCCAAGCGATTGAATCCGGCCGTAACAACCCGGCTGGCCTCAAAAGCACGCTGCGCGAAGAACTCGACGGCTGCATTGAAACCATCAAGAACCGCGCGAACAAGTTGATGTTCTGCGGTGGTGGGGTCATCGGCTTCTTGCACGAGCACAAGAACGCTGCCGGTGCTGCCAACTGGGAGTTTTGTGGTAATCTTGACATGGCTCCCCCTGTCGGTGCACCTCAGGCTGCCACTTTCTTCCGCATGGATACCTACGCACAGGTGGGCGTTGCTATTAACGTGGAGCAGATTGCTGGCAACGATACGGAACTGGCTCTTGCTGCGGCCTTCAATACCGTGGCGCTTCCTAGCGGCGTTCCGGTCAGCGTTGTCATGGCTGCCGGTGTTGCACCTGGCGACAACGCAGCAGAAACCTTTGGCGATCAGCCCAAGGGTATCTACAGCAACCTTGCCTTGAAGGATCACTTCGGTGCTGCCAATGATCGTAGTACGGCGGCGTTCTCTGAACTTCGCTCCACGATTATTACGCAGGCGACTGGTGTTGCTGGTGCTCACGTCTTCGCGGCCCCGACCACGAAGCGGCTTCAAGGCTTTCTGACGCAAATCTCTCGCAAGAGTGACCAGCGGCCAGATTGCTTCTTTGTCGAGCACGGGTTCCTTGAAGAGTATGTTGGTCTTCTGACCAGCACCCTTCAGACTCAGACTCGCGAAAAGGCTGGTGCCGGCGATGCTGGCTTCAACCCTCAAGCCCTGGCGTTTGCCGGCGTGCCCTTCAAGGCAAGTCGTCACTGCGGCAAGGGTCTTGTTGTTGGCCTGAATCGTAAGTCGTGGTCGCACTGCACCTTGGCAGGTCCTGGCCTGGCGGATCAGGACGGAAACGTTCTCGACCGTGTTGGCGGAAGCGACTCTTACGAGGCGTATGCTCGCTGGTACCACCAGCTTGTAAGTAAGCGGCCGAATGCTAACGGCATTCTCACCGGAATCACCTACTCCTAGTAGGGGGAACCGGCGTGTCTTTCTTGGAGTTACTCCACTGGGTAGTCGACTTGAGCCAACTAGGGCTCTTGTTGGCTATCTGGTGGAGGCTCCGGGTCAGGCGCAAGCAGACAACCATTGCCGGGATGCTCTCGGCTGAGTCGGACGATGAGCTAAATCCCGACTACTATGGCATCGCCTATCTAAGAGGAGATTACTGATGGCCTTTTTCCCAGCAGATGATGCGACTGCTAGGCGTATTGCCCAAGACAGGCTTAACCGTGAAATCCAAAGGACCCGCATGGAGGCGCAGCGTGGCGCTCAATCTGCGGGGAACATTGGCGCTACGGTCGGTGGAGCTATCGGCACAGCAACGGGTATTCCTGGCGGCACTGCAATGGGAGCAGGCGCAGGAAAGATTGTCGGATCGGCTATCGGCGCAGCAGCACAAGGTAGACCCGAGGAGGCGATACCCCAGGCAACCCAGGGTGCTGCGACAACTCTTTCTGGAGCCGCAGACGGCGACCACCTGAGTAGGCTTTCAAAACTGCTTGGCGGCGGTGGAGGCTGAACCCGTGAAGATTCCTGAAGCGGGCGTCCTCAATAAATCAATCCAAGAGAGCGATACCGATAAGTATCGCTATAAACGTATCTGGGATATGTGCTCATTGTTTCTAAACAACCAGCAACATCTTCGCTGGGATGAAACAAACAGGCGCTTTAGGGTGCGGCGCTCACGTAATCAGTTTACCGCAAACAAGATTGTTAATCCATTTCGCAACCTACAATCAAAACTTATCGCAGCGTATCCATCAATCGCTATCGCTCCGTCATCTGATAGCGTTGAGGACATCCTAAAGGCCGAAGCCGCAGAGGCTGCAATCCAGTATTACTGGGATCAAATGCAAATGAAGCGGGTGATCTCAAAACTGGTGCGCTGGGTTTTGATGACGGGAAGCGCTGGCCTTCTAACTCGTTGGAATGGGAAGAAGAAGAGAGTCATATCTGAAGTTATTGCCCCATACGACCTGTTCTTTGAGCCGGGCGCTACCGAGCTAGAGGAATCAGAGTGGGTGGCTGTCAGGAAACTGGTTAACAGAGAAGAACTCGAAACAGCGTACCCAGAACACAAAGAGGCGATTTCAATGGCGGCGGAGGGACCACCTCCTCACGGCCTTCGCACTTGGTTTGGAATGGGTGCCACTGACCAGAAGCCACTGAAAAACCACGTAGAGATTTATGATGTTTACTTCAAGGGGGGTGAGCGCAAGGTGCTCCTGAATACGGAGTACATCTTCGAGACCGAGTGGCCAGGCGATGCGTTCCCGATCCAGCTCGTTCGGCACACGATCACCGAGGGTATTCTATGGGGCATGGGCGTAATCGAGCCCGTTGTGGATGTTCAAATCCACTACAATCGCTCCAGGCAACAAGTTATTGAAAGCACCCTGTTGATGGCCAATCCTCCCTGGATGATTCCAAACTCATCTGGCGTGCAGAGTGGAATGATTACAGGAAAGCCTGGCAACGAAGTCTTCTTCGATGATGCTGGGGGAAGGGCACCCTCCCCCGTTCAGATGCCGGGTCTACCTGCCTATGTGCCTCAGAATATCGCCCAACTAGAGTCAGAAGTTGGCGACATCATGGGAATCCACTCGACCACCCTTGGCAAGCGAGCCATCGGTGTCCACTCGGGTGCGGCCATCGAGAACCTATCTGCGATGGATATGACGCAGTTGCAGGTTACTCAGGACAATATCGAAGAGGCTATGATCGATCTATGCAAGGTTGTCTTATCCACAATGAGGGCACATTATACTGAGCCGCGCATGATTCGGATGATGGACCAAAGTGGTGCGATGATCTTCAAGCAACTTAGTCAGACTGACATCTCCGACAACCCAGAGGTCAGGATTGAGGCCGGATCATTATTCAGAGACGAGATTCAGGACCGTGAGCGACGAGTGCTTGAGTTGTTCAAGTTGGGTCTGATCGATAACACTGACGCCCTTAAGGAAATCTCCTTTAAGACCGGAAGCAGCTTTATCACCAAGAGAATGAGGGGCATGGCGCACGCCCAGGAACTCCTGATTGCTGCAACACAGGGTAAGATGGTCGAAGTGTTTGCAACAGACGATCTGGAATCATTCAAGCGTGTCTGGGGCGACTTTATCCAGAGTGAAACATACTACACCCTGGAGCAAGAGATTCAGGATTACATCCGAGATGTCTTCGTCTCTATCGAGACATTTGGCCAGCCGGATCAGGACGCCAGAAGCGCCCTCTTAGAGCGCACAGTGTTCCCGAGGCAGGAGAGGGCCAAGGAGGACGCTACTAAACTGATGGCATCCTATGGCGCTCCAGCATCTGCTATGCAGGCGGCAGGGGAGCACAACGAGTTTAGTTCTCGTAAGGCATTTAGGCAGCAAATGGACGGAGAGGCATCGCCAGAAGGTGGTCTCCCGATGACCCCGATGGGTGGTGGCGGATGAAAGTAGGCGAGTTATACGACTTCTTCCGAAATATCGTCGACGAAGATGATGACACGTTCCTGACAGAGGCTCAGGCAGCAGAGATGCTCAAGGAGGCGTACCGTGAGTTTCGCGACCTCGTGGTTTCTGTCGACCCTGACGTTTATAAGACCGAAGCCTTTATTACGCTAACGGCATCTGATGTGTTTGACCTGATTGCCGGCGGGTTCCTGGGTAATGCTGCAAATCCCAACCCTGCGAATCCGATGCACAGGCTTATTCGTATTGCTCGCATTGACTCTCAGGCTTCAAACAGGGTTGTTCAATATTTAGATCCGGTATCTCTTGTCACTCAGCTTATTGGTGATGACTACGCCAGGGCGGGCGATAAGATCTACTT